ACCCCCAACTCCATAGTGCCGAGTGCTGCGACGGGCCTGTATGTGTCGCAGAGTAGAATGTCCGACCCTAATCTTTGAGGTTAAAGATAATGAAGATCCTATACTAACGGCTATAAGAGGATTAGCCACCCTCATAACAAACACCACGCTGGACGATCAATAAAGATCATACAAAGAATGAGGAAAGCCAGCAGTATAAATATAGAACCTCAAATATACGGAGTCGAGCGGGGCGCGACAGTAAATAAAGACCCTCCCTTTTTATTATGTCAAAGTATTACATCTCTCAAACATTCGTCGAGTATATTGACGACCGCCTTAGCTTCCGTGAGGTTGTTCTAACCCGTGCCGATTCTAAGGTTGATAAAGACGGTGCAAGATATAAAAACGTCAAACTATTCATGCACAAGCTGAGAGCGTTGGGTATTGAGAATCTGCATATCAATGAGTATGAGAAGAAGCGATATAACAAACTCGTTAGAGAGCAGAACAAAAGGCACAAAGAAAGAAAGCTAACAATGGCAGACTTGGCCAAAATGACTGAACAAGCTGCGGAACTGGGCAGCACTGATGTTTAAGGTTGGAGAGCTTATCAAAAGAAAAACATTATCAGATGGTAGAGTAAGAGCCTTATGTATTGTTGTAGATAAGACAGAAGATAACTATACTTTATATAATAACTCTCTTAAATCTTTACAGCAAGTTGCTTGTGTAGTAATAAACAATCTATATGCTAAACATATATAAACGCGATTAGACAGAATGTATAGCTTAGTGGGGCTTAGTGGGTAAATGTGGGGTGTGGTGGTTAGCAAAGGTCTGTTATTGTTTGCTATATATTTAAGTGTTTACATATAGTTTATAAACTGTGTTAGATGTGCTTAGGATCTTAGTATATACACGCTCACACACCAATCGTCAAGCTGTGAGTTTAATGTGACAGCAATACTGTGCAATATCATGTACTTACTGTGTCGTGTATCACCAACAATATCAACTACTTACGCGCTTGACATTCTTTTGACATGTGAAAGGTTGCCGGCATGCGCCGGAGTGATTATATTATAGTATACAAAGGAGACATCGAATGTCATGGGAAACTGAACAGAAAATTTACGACTTATTGGGTGCATGCATGTGGACGGCTATGTTGGTTCTGATGTTTGCTATATAGCGACACTACATATAGTGTGCCGTCTTGCGCTGGATAGTAAAAATCCTGTGTGTACATGTATGCCCGACACTATATGTGGATTTAATGGCGAGACTACGTAAACGAATACAGTTTATTATATTAATTAACAATTGTTTAGGAGGTGATTGTGTGCCGAGAGTTAGAAGACTATTAAAAAAGGTAGGTTCTAAGTCGCTTACCGTCATGTACTATGCACCAGTCATACTATACGTATACAGTTATGTTATTTACAATTATATGACACAACCTTCTGACAATCCTTTTACAAAGTGATATGACAATGTTTTTACATTCATAATAACATAGGTTTAAACTGGCATATGGGGTACCCCCCTACCCCCCTCCCACCGGAATGTATGTCTCCGTACTTGACGGGGTGTGATATCCGGTGCTTAGCCTGTTTTCGATATCGCTGAAATATTTCTAGATTTACGAAACCTTGAAAAATCGGCCAGTAAAAATTTACCAGATTTAAAAAGGACATTAAGAAATAAAAGCGGCTATTTATAGCAGGACAAACAAACATGAGAATTTCTAAATCAAAGTTAAACCAGATCATTGTTGAAGAGCTTACAAAATCAGACAAAGACGAAATAAAAAGGATGATTGCCAAAGAGCTTAAAGGGATGATTGAAGACGAGATTGAAAAAGCGCTAAAATCAAAAGACATCAAAAACGATATTGGGGATATATCGAAACAAATAATCAAAAAGCTTTATAAGGACATGTCGGTCCAGCACCCATACATTATTGACCGCATAAAAATCTAGAAATCATTATGAAACTAATCATTGTAGCCGTTGTGGCTAGCGCAGCTGCCAGCGCAGCGCTCAAAATTGACAATACCGTAACTGAAAGGCCCGAGAACAAAAGTATACCAGCGTTGCCGGTAGTGCCGTTTGATACGACGTGTGCTGAAAAGATAATTGTATACGAGCCGTTGTTAGTGTGTACCGGTAATACAAGTTTACAGCGTCGTCCCGGCGCGCGGTCTGCTGTGACGTCATGCGCGGCTTCTCAGCCTACGTGGTTAAAAATTTAACGGTGCGTGCCTAGTTACTGGGCATGGAGTTAACAACGGGCGTCATATTATACGACAAAACTGATAAATCATTCGGCATCTTGATACGAAGGTACGAGGCACATGATTTGCATGAGCCCGCGGTGTATGACAAAACGTTTCCGGATATCGATCTTCATTATTATGAAAATGGAGTTTGGGAATCAGTGTGGTCAAAAGACGGCCGTGTATTTTATTCCGAGTTTGGTCTTTTAACATTGATCGAAACCGGCCTTATTATTGTGCTATCTGATACTTAGTATATGATGATGCCTGATTTGCCAGAATTGGATTCGCGCTGTGATGATTTAAATTTATATGTTGGCGACATGATAATCGATACGCAGTGCAATAGCGTAGGTGTGCTGACTAAACGCACACACCGAATTAGTATGATAGAAGATGACTTATATTTTTGGATGATATACTGGACAAAACAATCAGATGATGGTAATCTAGGCAGTCTAGATCCTGTATCCATACAGATAGAAGAAGAAAGTCTTAAAATATCAATACTGATTGGTATGTATGAATTGTTCCGCGGTGAGAGCAGTTATAAAAGATGAGAAAAATTTTAGGAAAAAAAATTCGATTTTGGGGAAAAATTTGGCGAAAATTATAACACGGGAATGGCTGCATGGCGATATTGTTAAAATAGATGCTCTGGGGGTCACGCGCGGCGAAAACCTTGGTATGATAATAAAAAAAAGCTCGGAGGAGCAACAACAAATATTTCCTTGTTATGTGGTGTATGATTTTTTCACAAAAACTCAAAGAGATATTTTTGTTTATAATTTGACGTTAATATCTGCTAGAAAGTCATAGTTACTATGTGGACGACTTTTTAAAAAAAAGTAACGCGTATATTAATTTTGCATGTAAAATTGGTTGGCTTACCAATATTTTTATCCTTGCTTTTGCATCATATTATGGAAACTTTGAATTACAAATTTTATGTTTATTAAACATGTTTTTGTTAAGTTTTAATGTATTAAGAGAATCAAACCATAATTACTAATGGAATGAAGACTCTGATACTTACATTTTTATGTACCCTTGTGGGTTGCACACAAGATTATGCAGTAATCACCGGTGAAACTAAGACCGTTGTTGTTACTGAAACTGAAACTGTCGTTGAAACTGTCGTCGAAGAAGTTGAAGTACCGGTATATATTGAAATTGAAGTGCCGGTTAAAGAGGGTGAGATTTGGATTGATTCTTTTACTCAACCCATGTCAGTCGACGGAATTGATATTTTATGGGTTGTTGATCGCTCGGGTTCAATGAATAGATACAATGCAGAGCTTTTAGCCGGCATTGAAGCAATGTTACTAGCTTTACCTGTCTCTGATTGGAGATTGGTACTTATTAGTGCTGATCCAACCAAAGCAGTCCTTAGTACAGAATTTCCATTAGTACCCGGGGATGACATTGATGATGCAGCAACAATGTTGGCTACATTGACATCTGCACCATGGGAAGAGGGATTCAATTCTGTATATGATTATATTAATCATAACCCTTATTCATCAACATGGATGCGGCCGGACGCTGGATTATTAGTAGTTTTTGTATCTGATGAAGAAGAACAAAGCGACATTGAATATCCAGCACCATCAGATTTTGTAAGTTGGTATAGTTCTCTTCGAATGGGCTCTGTATTTATGGCTAGTGTCGTCAATCAAGAACCGGCTGTTTCTTTATGTGAATGGCCACCTAATCTAATTGATGTTGGTGATAGGTATATGGAAGCAACAAGTTTACTTGGGGGTATTGTAGTTGATATTTGTGATACAGATTGGTCTCCGGGTGTAACAGATGCTACTCATTCAATTGAGCCAATTGAAAACATTAAACTTACCCATAAAGCAGAAGCTGACTCAATTAGAGTATTTATTAACAGCTCTTTAAATCATGATTGGTATTACACAGAGTCAGAAAATACTGTATACTTTACAACAATACCATCAGCAGGTCACTTAGTAGAAATTGGATATAGATATATTGAAACAGACACCGGTGGAACCGGCTCATAAAAGGAATTAAAAATGTATAAATTTATTAAACGTATTGCAGCTACAAGTTTGTGCTTGTTTATGGTTTTTGGAACACAATCGTTTGCCGCTGACAAATATAAGCCACGCAATCCAGTTGAAAAAGTGAATAAATCACTCAGTATGGTTGAAAAAAAGGTAAGGAATGCAGCAGTCAGAGTTGTAACTGGTGGTGGACACGGTAGTGGGACAGTTGTTGAATATAAAGATTTAACATTGGTATTGACCGCTAAGCATGTTGCAGATGGGCCGTTAGGCATGGAATATTTAATCGCAACAGAAAAAGAGCAACGTACTGGTGTCTTAATTTATCAAAGTAAAGAACACGATATTGCAGTGCTTGTTTTAAAAAATGATTTTCATTATTTAAAACCAATGAGTTGGAAGCCGGCTAAAAATTATGATGTTGGTACTGATATTGTTTATTCCGGTCATCCATCGTGGCATAAATTAATGTCATTTCAGGGTAGAATTGTAGGGTATGAACAAGATCCCGAAGCCGGAACACAATTAATTGTTAATACTTATGGATGGTTTGGTTGTTCTGGATCTGGAATTTACAACACAGATGCTGAATTAGTTGGTATACTATATGGTGTGGATGTTCAATATACTTTTGGTGTACAAATTCAAGAAAACATGATATGGGTCGCACCAATAAAAAATATTAATATGGATACAGCTCTCGATGTATTCTGTCGGGGCACAGTTAAAAACTACAAAGCATGTAAATGAATACCAAATGGGAACATTTTCTCATCGAAGGTGAGTTAAAAACAGTGGGGATTGTTGTTTGTTTAAATGACAAGCAGCAATTTTTAATTATTAGACGGTCTGACATTGATGATCGTGCTGGACAGTGGACAATGCCCGGTGGGCACATTGATGATGAAGATGGTTCTATTGAAGCCGGCGCTATACGTGAGCTTAAAGAAGAAGCTAATTTATCTTGTAAAATTTCTGATTTAAAATATTTGGGTAATAAATCAAAAAACAAACATTATTTTCTGACTAAAAAGTGGACCGGTGAAGTGAATGTGGATAAACCAAACCCCAAAACAAATGAAATTGAACACGATGACTATAAGTGGCTCGCCATAGATAAGATAAAAGAGATAGACAATACTACAATTCCGATCTATTTATTGGAGAAAGCTTTGGAGATCTCTTAAAATGGATGACTTATATGGTCCACTTGACGAAAAAAAGAAAAAACGTAAAAAAGCAGGCACTGAATCTGGTAAAGAATCTTCTTTAAAAGACTGGTTTGGGCGTAAAGGTGCCAAAGGTTCCAAAAAAGGCTGGGTTGATTGTAACGCGCCTGATGGAAAAGGTGGTTATAAAGCTTGCGGACGTGGCTCTGGTGAAAAGCGGAAGAAATATCCTGCATGTCGACCAACGCCGGGTGCTTGTAAAGAAAGAGGAAGAGGTAAGTCATGGGGCAAAAAAGCTAAAAAGAAAAAAAATGAGGATTTTAACATGAATTTAGAGAAAGTAGTTCGAGAAGAAATTGAAGCTTTAATTAGCGAAGCAGAAAGTAAAAAAGATGCATGCTATCATAAAGTAAAATCACGATATAAAGTGTGGCCAAGTGCATATGCATCGGGCGCCCTCGTAAAATGTCGTAAAGTTGGGGCTAAAAACTGGGGTAATTCTAAAAAAGAAGATATAAACGAATCACATACAGAAGAGCATGAAGAAGAACTTGAAAAGATTGTTGGAGAATTAGAAAATGCTTCAAAAATGCATGCAGGCCAAGCTGAGCGTGTTCAAAAAATACTTGATGATACTGATAACAAAGAAGAAATTGAAGAAATTGTAGGACAGGAAACCTCAAAAAAATTGTCACAAGCAGGAATCGCCAAACAACCTGAAAGAGTAAGAAAAGAATTGATGGATATGATATTGGGCCTTGATACCGGCGATCCAGAAGATGTTGAAAAATTATCAGATTTAGCCGCAGCGCTACTTCCAGCTTCTGCTGTCAATGTCAAACAAGGTTTAGGTCTTGAAGAAAAAGTAACAGAATCTTTAAATTGTGGATGCGGTAATGATCCATGTGAAACATATGGTAAAGATAATGAAAAACTTGTCATTATGGTAAAAGAAGAAATTCAATCACATTTACGAGAAAAAACGCAAAAAGATAGAATGAAGTGTAATTCTCCAAGACGAATTAGTAAAGGTGAACCGGGTCACGGAAAAAAGAAGTTTGTTGTAAAAGCTTGTGATGGTGGTACAGAAAAAATTATTCGTTATGGAGATGCTAATATGGAAATTAAAAAAGATAATCCAAAACGTCGAAAATCGTTTAGGGCTCGCCATAACTGTAAGAACCCGGGTTCTAAATTAAAAGCACGATACTGGTCGTGTAAAAAGTGGTAAAATTAAAACATGAAACTTATATTAGAAAATTTTCGAAAATATGTTAACGAAGCAAAACAATTAATATGCCCACCTGCTACTCAGGATTTAGAACTTAATACTAAAAATAGAGATTCGGCTATAAAAGCCGAACATATTCAGTATGGTCCGCTAAATGTTAAAGAACCGGGAGACTATTGGCAAAAAATTGCTGATTTTTGGAATACAGATATCGAAGCTGCCATGGCTTCCAAATGTTCAAATTGTGTTGCCTTTGATATATCACCTAGAATGTTAGAGTGTATGCCGGGCCCAACATCAGATGAAGATGGGGTTCTTGGATATTGCTGGATGCATCATTTTAAATGTCACTCAGCCCGGGCATGCCGAACATGGGCAAAAGGAGGACCGATTGAGGATAATTCTGTATCGGCTGATTGGCAAGAACGTTCAAATATAGAAGAAAAAGAGTAAAAATGGCCACTGATGATCAAATTTTAATCAAAACTACTGCATTTTTAGATGTTTTACAGGAAAAATGTTGGGATGGTTATAAACAAGTTGGAATGAAAAAGAAAAGTGGCAAAAATGTGCCAAATTGTGTTCCAGTTAGTGAAAAAGTTCTTCGAGAAGTCACCGAAGACGAGATGAGAGTCTTAGAAGATGTTTTAGAAGACTTAGATCCGGTCAATCTACCTCTAAATGACCTTTTTAGTGGTAAAATGCGTGTTGTTATTCCATTTCCTACGATTGACCCATCTACTGAGCTTGGAAAGTTCGCAAAATTTTTTGAAACACAGGAATATGATGTAGATTGGGAGAAAGGTATGGTGTATGCTGAGCGTGATCTGCGTAAATCTGACGATTTTCTTGATATGTTGGGAGGTGGACCGGAACCAAAGAAGAAAACTAAGAAGATTCAGATGAAAATCGGCAAGCTTTTCTCCAAATTGGCTGATTTAAGCCGAAGAAAAGACGAAATATACCAAAAAGTCTATGATCACTTGGATGGCATTGGTTATAAGTTAGCAGATGGTGAACCAGTTAGGACATCAGGCAGAGTTACCGGAAAAATGCTTAAAGCAGCGCTTGATGAGAAAGAATATGAAAATTTTGAGAGAATTAACACTCAAATTTGGTTATATATCGTAAGTCCGGGTGTTGCAGGACCTGCGGGCTACAATTTAACGGATTTAGCCACTCAATACTTCCAATATTGGAAAGATAACGCCGGATATATCAAAAAAGAGATAAATAACATCGATGATAACAAATTTTCCATTATTATCACTCGACATCCGATAGATGTGCTCAGAATGAGTGATTTTGACGAGATTACCTCTTGCCACACTCCTGCTAGTCGCGCAAATGCCTATCAATCGTACTACAAATGCGCTGTGGCTGAGGCTCAGGGCCACGGAGCCGTAGCATACGTGGTTAAGACAGAAGAGCTTCTGAGCGCCACTAATACCGGTAATATTGATAGCGCAGAGCAAGAAATCCAAGAAGGCGAGATATTTGTTGACGATAAGCGTCCATTTAGTGGTGATATTGATCCAGTTTCTCGCACACGTATCCGTCATGTTAGATATTATGAAGGAGATGAGCCTCCAAAACGCTACGATGACGGACAAGATGTTGGAATGCCTGAAAAACGAGTATATGGTGCTGATATTCCCGGTTTAGCCAATCAAGTTACTGACTGGGCAAGATCAAACCAAGAAGAAGTCATCCAAAACATGCCCAAAGAGGGCGATAAGATTGATTTAAGCAAATTTATGATTTTTGGTGGTTCTTACGAAGATACTGCTGACGCATCAGGCAGAGCTATTTTGATGAAGCAATTGCTGGGTGACAAAAATGTTGAATTTGCTGGTGCTATGCGACAGAACAAAGACACCGAGGAAACTTTGGATGCTGATTTAATTGGTGATGTCATCGCACAGTACAATGGACAATGCGAAGAAATAATGAATGAGTGGAATAATAAGATGGCTCAAACATATGTTGATTATGAGGTGGGCGACGATGGCGACGAAGGTGCTTATATTAAACCTTTTGCAGCATTTGTTGCTAAATGGAATGTAGACGATTGGAAAAGGTTGCCGAGCAACGCAGAAGAAGTTGTATGGAATTCTGTTGACGAAATAAATGAAAGAAATGGTTATGGTGATATATTTGTGCCCTCGAACCACGATACTCCTACAATTCGCAGGGTTCGCGATGAAATACATTTAAGCATTCAAGTTAACTTTGAGCATCCAAAAATTTATGGTGGCTCATATATGGCTTTGACAGAAGAATATAACGAGGCTTGTCAAGCAATTGATACAATAATCGATGATCATCGCGATGCGTGGGAGGAAATACTCACAACATACTTTAAGCGCGAAGGACAAATGGAAGGCGGAGAATATGCTAACTTAGCCGTAGCGATTGAAGACGGTATTCTTGCTTCTTATGAGTGGGATCTTGAATCTGACGGAGAATACTACGAATCATATGAGTCTACCGCAAGATACTCTCACTATTACGACCCAGAAGATTTAGGATTAAGTATGGAAGTGCTTATGCAGATTCTTGATTCTCGCGACTTTAAAATTGAATTGAGAAAACAACTTTTAGATGCACCAAGAAAAGAACAGAACACCCAGTATTACTTACAAATGAACGCCACAACAGTGGAACACGCTGGAGAGGCTAAATATACCGCTATATTCTCGATTAACGCCGATGAGCCCGATATTATGGCTGGATTGTTTGTAGAGCTTGTAGAGGGCGAGATGGACGATGAAGACAACCTTAATGTGGTGTTCAACAGAGTGTTGGCTCAGTTTGTCAATTCTCGCCAACCATCATTTATGCAAACAAACGAAAGCCTCGTAAAAACGTGGAAAGGATTTTTAGGAAGATGAGTAAATATTTACAAGACCCCGAGTATCTTTTTAGTATTGTTACAGCTCTTGTCAAAAAAAATGGTGGTAAAATTATACTTTCAGAAGATGAACTTAAAGAAGTTTCAAAGGGAGATCTAATTGGTATGTATTATGAACCAAAAACTGGCAATTTAATACTAAAAGAAGTTGAACCACAAGATATGATGAATGCAAAAACAATAATTAGTGACAAATTAGATACTCAATATGATAATTAATATTGTTGATAAAATAAGGTAATAATATGGCTATAACAAAATATAATTCAGTTTCATGGGCAAATATAACAAAAATTAATCATGTTGTTGCAGGTAGCATTAGTAAAATTAATAGTGCTGATGCTGCGGCGCCGCTGGTCGACAACCTTTGGATTGCCGCGGCAAGTGATGGTGGTTATGGTCATGTTGAAGTGACCCCCGGCGATGCCATTACAGGTTGGGCCGGGTATCGAGATCCGGATACCTCGACCGATTATAGTTACATTGCATATGGCAAGGATGCCCCGGGCGGCAACCCGCGGTGGGTCGCTGCCTCTACCAGTGGCAACAGGGAGTTACGTTTTTCTGACGATCCAGAAACTGATGGCTCATGGACGGATATCAATCTTAGCACTGGAAAAATATACAGCTTGGCATGGTCTAATGATAAGTGGATCGGAGCTGGTCAGATGTCGGCGCCACAGACTGTATTAACTTCAAGTGACGGACAAACATGGGGTACCGTAGATGTAAGTTCGCTGCCGGGAATTTCAACTACCAATTCTTTCGGAATTGCTAGCGACGGTGGAAACAACTGGGTCTTCGCGCAACAGGACAGATTGTATGCCAGCGCCAATCATGGTGATAGCTGGTATTTGCTAAATGATTTTAATGATGGTCGCGTTTGTTACCAACCGGTTTACTCAAATAACAGATGGTATGTGTGGTGCGTCAACGTTGGCACTCCATCAGGGGCAGACGTAGTAGCATTTGCCGATGCTGCAAGTTCTGGCAGTTGGACGACTGCTTCGGAAGATACCGGTCTTGGCGGCGCCGCAACTGGTCCACATATTGCAGCCTGTGTATCCACCGCTTCGGCTGGTCACTCCACTGTGATTGTGGTAAATTCTAATGACATTTGGCGTAGTGTCGATTCTGCCGCTACTGGCTTATACATGCAGAATGTCTTACCATACGGCAGTGCCAACGCAATCGCCTGCGACGGGAACGGTAATTGGGTAGTTGTACACAATGGCGGCGATATCTCGTATAGCACCGACGATGGTACCACATGGAGTTCCGGTGTAGAAAATCTTGTTTTTGATTCTGGTACAGAAAATATAAATCATATAGCGATCAACAAATTTCTGCCAATAGGAACTTAAAATAAAATGAAAACTCCAAGAGATTTACTGAAAAGCACATGGAAACGATATAAAGAATTGATCCTTTTAAAAGGGAATCTAGAAGATTATGTTTTATTTACAGTGGCCAAATTGGCTTCATTTGCAATTGGGATTGGAATAGGTTATTATTATTTATGAAACTTTTACTTGAAAATATCTCTGACGAAGAACTGAAAGAGATTATCGTCGACGAAATTAAAGCGATGATCGAGGAAGATAGTGGTATTCTTTCTAATATTTTTAAGTTTTGTCCGGCTGGTACAAAATGCCCACCAGAGTCTAAAAAAACAAAATGGTGGAAAGGTAGATGAAACTCTTACTTGAAAATTGGCGGAAGTATCTCAATGAAGATTATGAACCCGTTACAACTCTTCGTATATTTGACTTTGATGAAACAATAGCCCATACAGAGTCAGAAACACGTGTAACAGCGCCTGATGGTACAACTACTACCCTACGTGACCAGAAAGAATTTGAAGAGTATATGCAGCAATCAGCGGCGAAAGAGGGTATTGAAACGTTTGACCCTGTTAGAGATTTGCAAGAAATTGGTTATCAAATTGATTTAAGTGATTTTTCAATAGTAAAAAATCCATTGGAAATTTCTATTATCACTGATATTGTAAAAAAATTTACAAATGATTCAAGAACCTATATAATGACAGCGAGAAGAGGCAATTCTCTGGGCCCTATCATGAATTATCTTGACGAAATTGGTATTGATTCATCCCAAATTAGACCAATTGCGACACAAGGAGAATCAAAAGGTGATGTAATGGTTGCAATGATGAAAAATAAAATATTAGATAGCGGTAAATCAAACATTAATAAAATTGAATATTATGAAGACTCACAAAAAAACATTGATGATGTACTAAATAAAATTTGTAATAATCCAGAAATTAATGATGTTAAACCATCAAATTTTGAGCTGATCATTAATAAAGTCATCAATAATGATGGACGCTACTCAATACAAAGGATTTATTGCAATCGCAGTAACTAATTAATACAGCAAAATTAATGGAGAGAGATATATGTCTGATTCAAATGGGTGGGAAAATTACTCAAAATTAGTTCTTCAACAATTAGAAACTTTATCGTCAGGTATCGAAGTATTAAGAGAAGAATTGCAAGAAGTGAAAAGAGAATTAGTTGAGTTGCGTGCTAAGGAAGATCGCATTCAAGAAATTAAACTTTGGAAAGAAAAATTAGATGACGTCGCATCTCCACCACAACTGCGTGATGCAATGAGAGATTTATCAGATCTAAAAGAATTTAAAACAAAAGCAATGACTATTTTTATGGTCGTTCAAATTTTAATGGGTGGCCTTATCGCTGTTGCTAAAATTATTTAGTTATTTTCGTTCGAATAATTTTCAACAATATTATATAAATCAGATGGTCTCATATCAATCTTATCATATATATTTACACTTTGCCAGTTTAAAATACCACATAAAACCAATGCATTTATAATCCATTCACTACAATACCATTTTTGTTTTGATTTTATTTTATATGGCGTAAATTGTGACATTAACATACCAAACCAATCATATTTGCTTCCTTCTGTTTTGTCATAAAACGAAACTAATGAGTTATGTTGTTGCTCTGTTATATCAATAGAAATAAAGTCCCAATTTTCTAAATCAAAATCAGTTTTTATTCTTTTAGCAACTTTTGATTCTAAGAAAGGACTTATTGAAATCCATGTATAATTGTCTGGCATTATTAATTCAGCATGACTATATGTACTTTTTGTCCACCACCTTATTACTTTATGCTGCCATTCAGTACCACCTTTATAAAATGCAATTTTTATTTTCATAATCAAATATTCTCTATTAGTATGTATTAATATACCATATTTGATGTACTAAAAATGTCGATATTTTAAATATAATATAAAATATTGTATATTCTACCACCCTTAGAGCAGTCATTTGAATTTAGTGAATTTTTGATATTTAAAATTTCTATTTATTATAATGGAAAAACAAAAATCAAAATTATCGGAATTAGTCCAACAAATAATTAATCAGCTAAATGGTGAACCCGATGAGGACAAAGAATTAATACCTGAGTATTATATAAAAGGCACCGGTGTTGCATATTTTTTCCAGCCCAGTACTAAAACCTATGTTAAAATTTTGAGAAATCAAAAGGCATATCTTTTAGATGATAAAAAAGATTTTATAAATCGTATTTTAATTTACACAAATTGTGGTAGAATAGTAGAGATCAGTAGTGATCAATTAGAATATTTGGGTTTTGATTAATGTTGTTTGTTTTTAATGATTTTTGGAAAACATTACTGTTTTTATCAATATCGTGGTTATCGTATGTTTTGTTTGGATTTGAAATAACCGTTATTTCACTTTTAGTTTTTTTACTTATAAAAAAGTAGTTTATTAGTAATATCAATATTTTTTTATGCTATTTAGTACATGAAAAGCATAAAAAAAGAAAAAAAGTTTTATAGATTTAACAATGATACAAATAGCTCATCGAACAAAAAAGTTGTTATTGTTCGGTGGTATGATGTTGAAAACAATGCTTTTAATAATGATGGACCATTTGACAATATTGAATTAGCAGAACAAGCTTGCAATGATTTATTAAAAAATGGTATATGCTCATGGCTTGTGACGTATTATGGTTAAAACTGATTATTTTGGTGAATTGAGTGCTAGCGATTTTGAAATCGGTGATATTGTTGAGTGGGCGTCATGGAACAAAGAGCGTGAAGACTGGATATCACAATATGGCATTTTATTAAATATTGAAAATCAGATAAGATCAAACAGAATCATTTCAATTTCAAAAGTTATGCCAATTAATGAACCACATGCTGAAAGAGAATTTTTTACACTTAGTTTAAAACTTGTTAGTAAAGAAAAGAGTGAAAACTTATGAAATCAGAAATCGATCATATTGCTGTTTTAGTTGATGACCTTATTGTTGCCGAAGAATGGTACACAAAAAAATTAAATGGTGTAGTATGTCACAGAGATAAAAAATATATCAGAATAAAGCTAAAAAATGTTTATTTAGCTCTCATTGATCAAAAACATTATCCACACGCACATATTGGTGTTATTGTTGATAAAATTGAAGATTTACCAATTGAAAAGGGAGAAGTTGTTAAACATCGTGATGGAACTGTCGGAGTTTATGTAAAAGACCCATTTGGGAACTATTTAGAGTATATTTGGTATTCAAATGATCAAAAAGAGGCTTTTTGCGATGATTGATACAATTAAACCACTCATTAAACATTTTTTGCCTTATGCACAACAACATATGGGGTTTCATAAGCCACCAAAGTTGTTTTTACGCACAGACTCTGCAAATGCAGAAGATCCACTTGGTAAAACAGCTTTTTATGATCCGGATAAAGAATCTATTACATTGTATATTGCAAATCGTCATCCAAAAGACGTTATGCGATCACTATCACATGAATTAGTTCATCATGCTCAAAACTGTCGTGGTGATTTTGACAACACATCTGAAATGGGAGAAGGGTACGCCCAAAAAGATGAACACTTGCGCGAAATGGAGCGTGAAGCGTATGAAGTTGGAAATATGTGCTTCCGAGATTGGGAGGACGGGATAAAAAGTACTATTTATTACGAACATCTACAAAAAGGAGAAAATAAGATGTCTACAAAAGATTGGAAAAATAAAGAATTAACAACTCTTCTTTCAGAAGCATGGGGTTTCAAATTCAACTCTCTTCAAGAGTTTGAACAGTTTGACGGCTCTGGCGAAGTGCAAGAAGAAGGTGAGGGAGAAGGCGTTTTTGCGCCGAATCATTATTGTGTTCACCACGGTGGTGTTGAACACGGTGGAGAGGTCCAGATGGCAGAAGCTGTGTCACATAATTGGAATGAGAATTTGGGTCATGTTACTCATTATGATATGAAATTAAAAGATGGCACAATTTTAGAAAATGTAGCAGTAGAAGACATTCAGATTACTGATGCTTCTCTTGCTGAGGGCCATGGCGGTCATCCAGCGAAAAGAGATCATGATGATGAAGATAAAGATATGGACGAAGGTGAAGATCACGACGATAACAAGATGGACGAATCACCAGCACATCCAGCCGCAGATCGCGAGGGTAATAGAGCGACTGGTAGGCGTGTAAAGCAAGATGATGGTCAAAGATTAGCAGAAGAGGAAGATGAACTTGAAGAAGCTGCAAAACCAGATTACATTGATCTTGATAAAGACGGCGATAAAGAAGAATCCATGAAAAAAGCAGCTGCTGATGCCAAAAACAAAAAAGGCGATAAAGACGATGACAAGAAAAACGAGTCTATTGATAGCTTACAGGAAGCAATTGCGACACTTCTTCGGAAACATCTAAAAGGCTAAAAACTAATATTAAACTTAAAAAAGGACGACGACATGTCACTAAATTCTGACTGGCAAAAATTTCTAAATGAAAATCTAGATGACAAGAACATCTTTACCTATATACAAGGTCTCCAAGAAATAATTTCCAATCTTAAACCTAGAACAATGACTGAAAAACGTAGATTGCAAATTGCAAAAACACATTTGCGTGAAGTTAAGAGATTTGCTAAAAGGATGGAAAGTGATATGTCTGTTCTCCAAGAAAAACTTAATATATTAGAAGAGTCAAAGGGAGATGAATAATGGGCGGTGTCGCCGGGCACATGGCCCATTTATCAGAAGATCTTGATTTAACATTTAATGAAATAGTTAATATTCTTAGTCAAGTAGCAAGTGCTAAAATCACTAATGCTACCGAAAAAGTTGATGGTCAAAACTTGTTTTTGAGCGTTGATTCAAAAGGTGAAATCAGAACAGCAAGAAATAATGGCGATGTTAAAAAAGGCGGAATGTCTACTGACGAATATATCAGTAAGTGGAGAGGGCATCCAGCAGAAAACGCATTCACAAACGGGTTCAAAGCTATCTCTGCGGCATTATATCAACTAAGCCCAGAAGAGCTTGATTCTATTTTTGGTGGTGGTACACGATATGTTAATATGGAAATAATGTATCCGAATAACCCTAATATTATTTTGTATGATTCTCCTAACATTGTTTTACATGGTTTAAAATATTTTGGTAATACAGATGAATCACCAGATGAGCGTCGTGTAACAAAACAAAAATTTACTAAATTAGCAAGATTAATTGATGGTCAATCACTTAATATCGGCAATGAACAATGGAAAATTAATGGTCCAAAAATCGTCGCTTTAAATAAATTGGCTGATGGTAAAGCTTTGGAAGATGTGACAAATAAGATTGAAAATTTTTCTGCTCCTGTTGGGATGAGTTCTACACTCGGAGATTATGTTGAAGAAATTGTTCGCGAATATTTAATAAAATATGAGTTTCCCGACGAATTAGTTGATGATTTAATATTATTGATGATTAAATCAGATGATGCAAAAAGCAAAGGTTTGTCGGTTAATGATTTAAAAAAACGTGTACCTGATGATGGTATGTTCGATGATTCCGAAGTCGATAGAAAAACAAAACAAGCTATAATTTCTAAACTTGGCACAAAAACAAATTCAAGAAAATATATCTCAGGCGTTTTAAGACCATTATCTGACGCAATTAGTGACTTTGCAATCGAAGTCTTACGCGGTGTAAAAAGTTATTTTGTCAGTGACAATGATCGTGAAGTAATAAGAATGCGTGATGAACTTAATCAATCAATTGCTTATTTAAAAAGCTTACAAGCTACCGGTGATGAAAAAATGGGTGAACTTGTTGATCAACAATTAGCAAAACTTGGCGATATTGAAAATGTAGCATCGTCAATGGAAGGAATAGTATTTGAATATCCACCCGGGTCAGATAATTTATATAAGTTAACTGGCGCTTTTGCAATGTCAAATCAAATTATTGGGCGTGCACGACGATCCGGTATGAAAGAAGAAGAAATTATAGAACTTGATATAATAGAGGATGAATCAGATGATCCAGTCGTCGATGCTGACTTTCCTAAGACGATTGCTGTCGTTCCGGGTGCATTTAAGCCACCTCACAAGGGACATCTTGATATGGTACGAAAGTATGCTGCTAATGCAGATGAGGTTGTTGTATTAATTTCTCGTCCTACAAAAAGCGGGAGAAAGCTTCCGAATGGTCGCGAAGTAAGCGCTGAGGATTCTCTTAAAATATGGAATGCATTAACTACGGGCATGTCCAATGTACGTGTTGAAATTTCTACGCATGCCTCTCCCATCAATGCTGCATATGAATATGTAGGCGATGAGGGTCCACTTAACGTTGGTGACGCCGTTATACTGGGTGCTAGCACAAAAGATGATGATTGGAAGCGCTGGACAGGCGCTGAAACGTACATTAAAGATGGTGTAAAACTAAAATCCCCTGAACAGACCGCGGTGTTGCCGACGATGCGTTCTAAAACAGATGAGAACGGAGAGTCGCTGCCATACAGCGCTACGGCATTCCGTGACGCATTAGGTAACCCAGAAGATCGTGCAGAGATAGCTGATTTCGTTGGCAAAGAAAATGTCGACACTGTATTAGGCATACTTGGACTCGATACTGTTGAAGAAACGTCAGCCATGGCCGGAGGCGCAGTAGCGGGGTATGCGGGCCCTTTGGGATCTACTCGGGATAAGAGGCGCCAAAAGGCGCCTGCCAATCGCCTTGTACGGCATGAAAATATTGATTTAAATATCGTTGATGAGGTTATCAAACTAATTATGAAAAGAGGCATACAAAATGGATAAAAACGAAGAAAAACTTCTTAGAGAAAATATAAGACATATGATCAAATTTGTCAAGAGGAAAAGGTCACTAAATGAAGAAAGCCAACTTCGTTCTATAATACGTTCATTGATCGATTTTGAAAAACTTGGAGTTACAGAAGCG